TCAATTAATAGAAAAATCGAACATTGAATTATATGGGCAAATTAAATATGAAAAGATAAATGAAATTTATGAGAAAATAAATTATTTATTAATACCTTCTAAATTTGAAACAGGTTCTTATACGTGTTTAGAGGCATTATCTTATGGAATTCCAATTATCGCACGAAATAATTATGGTTTAAAAAAAATAATTAAAAATAATATTTCAGGACATTTATTAAATGACGATGATGAAATTATTGAAAAGATAAGGTATTTATATAATGATAATTTATTAAATAATTATTCAATTATATATAATGAATCATTAAAATATGATATTAAAGATAAAATTCGAAATATTGAAACAATTATAGATCATAGTGTAACAACACGTAATTTAGTTATTATTACATCAGTGATGAATATAACAAAGAAAAAATTAAGTTATTATGATACAAGAAGTGTATTTAACATTCATGATAGATTTGAACAAACGAAAAAAACGATTGAAACAATTAAAAAAAATATTCCAAATTATTATATTATATTTTGCGAATGTTCGAATTTGCAATATTATACACATATGGAAGAATATTTAAATGATAATGTTGATTATTATAATAATTATTATGATATTAAAAAAATAAGAAACAATGTGAATAGTATTTATAAAGGTCTTGGTGAAACATCGTTAATGATAAATGCAATTGAATATGTTATTAATAATAATTTAATATTTGATAATGTTTTTAAAATATCGGGAAGATATTTTTTGAATGATGATTTTGATTATTATGAAAAATATGATAATTCGAATAATCAATTTGTACTATGGGATTATAATTTTAATTCATATGCGTCATTATTTTATAAAATTAAATTCAAATATTTAAATTTATTATACAAATGTTTTGAGCAATTTATAAATAAATTAGAAAATGGTGAAACATTAGAAATATTATTAAGTAATTATTTTTGCGAATATATGAATTATCAAAATATATCCATATTAGATAAACATAATATTAGTGGCTATTTGTCTACAGAAGGATATTTTTTTACAATTTAAAGTATGGATACGATTACATTTATTATACCAAGTATTGGAAGAGATAGTCTGAAAAATACGATTCTATCATTATTAAATCAAACTTCTGATAATTGGAAAGCTATTATTATATTTGATGGTTGTAAAAATACATTGGATAAAAATGATTATAATGAAAAATGTACATTTTATGAAATTGATAAGACAAAATGTGTTATCAATCAAGCGAGTGATGTAAGAAATTATGGTATTAAATATGCTAATACTAAATGGGTTGGATTTTTAGATGACGATGATACTATATCACGTGATTATGTAGAATACTTTTTGAATCAATATACTATATTTAATTTTGATTTATTTATATATAGAATGATTAACAAGGACTTAACGATTTTACCTTCGTTATTATCAAAGGATGTTATACCTTGTGATATAGGTATTAGTTTTATTGTAAAACGGACAATTTTTGATTCAATTCAATTTAAGAACAGTCATTGTGAGGATTATGATTTTTTAAATTTAGTAAAAAAAAATAAAAATTTAATTTTAATTAGTAATACGATTAAATATTTTGTTAAATCAAACGAAGAAGAGTACTTGGAAGAACAATTGGAATATGGTGATTGTTATAAAATATTCATTAATGGTACAAATCCATTTATATATTTACATTATTTCCATAAATTATTATAAAATGAAAGAAATATATGGTATAATTTTTTATTAATGTATAGTATATGTTAAATATAAAAACAATTGGAGTATGTATTTTGATTTTTGGATTGATTACAATACTTCAGAAAGAAAAATATTATAATTTTTATCCTACGATACCAGTTTATCCGAATAATCAAAAAGAAGTTTTAGAAGTAGAAAAATATATAAAAAAGAGAAATAAGGAAATGGTAAATTTTTATGAATTAACAAATGAATCAATAATTTATGCTTATATGCCATATGTAAAAGAAACAAAGCAAGAATTATCCAATTTAATAACGAAAAAAAGATTTGAAATATTATTTTTCAAAAATTTAATAAATAGAGCACGTCCCAAGAAAGTAAAACATGATTTAGACGCATTTTATTCATATACGGGATTAACACCATCATATCCAGCGGGACATGCATATCAAGCATATTATTTGACGAAATATTTATCTAAAATATATCCAAATAAAAGGGATTTATTTGAGAAAATAGCAAAAAAATGTGATTTATGTAGAGTTTATGCAGGTATTCATTATCCGAGTGATGGACAATTTTCAAAATATTTAGTAAATTTATTTTATGATTAAAAGAATGAATAATTATATGCTTCATAGCATTGTTGAATTTCATCTGTACATTTAGAACTTATTTTAACACCAATAATTTGGACATGTATTTACAATATGAAACAGATAATCTTTTGTATTCTTCTGATATATATGACGTACTAACACCTGTTTGTACTTATATAACTTGGAAGATATTAGAATTAAATTCTGATGAAGAATTCACAAAGAATCTACAGGAACAGTATTCAAAATTTTCTGACGTAGATACTTCTAACTTAATTTAGATGAAAAAGTTTTTCTTTTTCAAATAAATCTACGAAATTTGGTGGTATATATCACCAAATTTAATATGTAAATAAAATAAAATTATAAATATACGATTCATATGTATTCAATCAAGATTATTATAGAATTACATAATTTGTTTGAATGGACGTAAATGTGTTATCATTGACGAATAATTATATAAAATTAATGAACTTGATGTACCAGCCATAATATAATAAAACATTTTTATATTAAAATCTGATGGTCTAAGGAATCCTTTTCTTTTTAAACTAAATAAATATAAATACGCACCTGCATATGCTCCTCCTATTCCATATAAAACTTGTTTACACATTATAATATATATTATTATAATAATTCAAAAGTAATTATAAATTAAAAACATATATTTAAAAAATTATATAATTATACTATATAATGACAACGTATCTATATAAAGCAGGAGATAATGTAATGTATAATAGCAAATGTTGTACAATATTTAAACAAGTTACATTATCTGGTGATACAAGTGCAAGATATTTAATTAGAGAAGTACAATCGGGTACTGTTCATAATAATATTTTAGAAACAGAACTTTCATTATGTAATATTAGTGTTATTATTGATGAGTTTTGGACAAATTTTATATATACAGGTGATAATAAGGAAGCATCGAAATATATTATGATAATTATAAAAAATTTAAGTTCAGCTTCTGGTTTAGAATGGGGTCATAATAATGATAGTACAATTTATTCATTTACAGCATCAGGGCAAACATGGACAAAAAATAAAATTTAATTATTAATTATTTTATTGTAAATATTTATATATCATAATACCACTAAAAGAACCAATTATCATATAATAAAATAGTGATTCATTTAAATCGTGTTGTCGAATCCATCCATTTTTATTTCTTACATTAAACATATATAAAGAAGAACCAAAATATGCACCACCAATTCCATAAATTATTTCATTAATCATTTTATTTATAATTTAAGAATTATCTTTATATTATTTTTTAATATTTTTTAATAATTTAAATAATAAATTTATATTATTTAAAAAATACTAGTTTTTTATTTTGTTCATCATTGTTATTTTCTATTTCATCATCTGAATACATATCTTCAATTGAACTATTGTCATCATCATTTCTAACATTAACTTTATTTCCATCGATTAAAAAATGTTCTTCTTCATCGCTATCATATTCGTCTTCATTAATTGTATTTATTTCAATAATATAATTTCCTGATTTTACATAAAATTTTCCGCCATTATATGTAAATGTAACGAAACTTAGAAAATCAAATATTTTACCATATTTTTTTGCTTCATCAATATTTTCAATTAATTTTACAGGAACTAATCCAATCATTCCTGACTCAACTTTATATTTCCTTTTTTTAGTATCACAAAAGATTCCATCGCCATTATGTGTTGTATGAGTAATAAGATGATCTCCTTTTTTTGTTAAATCAAATTTTCCTGATTTAAATCCGTATTCTTCACCATATACATCATAATACAATTCTTCATTAGTAATCGCAAAAGATGGATCACCTAAATAGTATTCACCGGGTTTATTAGTTTCTTGCATATTTATTTATGTACTATATTTTCTATAATATATATATTTATATAAATCAATTTTTATTTGTTATTTGAATGGAAAAGCATCTTTTAATTTTTCTAAATCTATTTTATTTCCACCTTTATATAAAAATTTTTCTTGAAATTTTTCTAAATTTTTAATATTAATATAACCTCTTTTTTGACTTGTATAATAATCCTTAAATTTTAGATCACCTTCTGCTAATTCATATTCATATATCATAACATTTGGTTTATCATATGCGTCTGCTACAATTAATCCATGTAAACTCGATGATACTGTAGATTTACAAGAATATATTTGATTTACAACATCGGACCATTTTTGTCTTGGATTAATTAAATGAAATTTATTTTTATCATATTTATTTTCATTTAAATATTTATTATAATTTGATTTATGCGGTATAAAAGCTATTTTATCTTTTAAATTAGTTATTAATTCCGGTTTATATAAATCTCTTAATAATAATGCAGGATCTCCATATATTGCCTGACATTTAATTTTTTTTTTACCTAAAAAATCGTGTGTAATAGGTCCTCTAACAGAACATACATTTAATTTTGTATAACCATGACTTCCTTCGACAGGTGGATTTGTTCTAATACCAGTACCATAAATATAATAATTATTTACAGCAGCATGTAAATAAGAACCAATCCCTATGATATTTTTTTCTATATTTGGTTGGTTAAAGACAAGTTCATATTTATTTTTATTAATTAATTCACTTATTATAAATCTTGATAATTCATCACCAAAATTACCATTTTCAACTTTTTCTTCAAAATATAATAAATTTATTTTTTCCTTCATTTGTATAATATAAATAATATATTTAGTTTTAAATATATTTTACTATTTTACTATTTTTACAACTATTTTTTACAACTATTTTACAACTATTTTACTAAATATAATCGCATTTTTCTGCAATTATTTCATTCTCTTTTTCTACTAATTGGAACGGTTTGGAACATCCGTATATTTTTTTTTCAATTACTAACCTATCACATTCTTCTTTACACATATGTGGATCTATTTGTTTTTGATTATCAATATACATACCGTGTCTAAATATTTTACAATTAAAATCCTTTTTATAAATGATAATATATTCGTTACAATGTGGACATTTTATCATAATTGACGACATTTTATAATTATAATATAATTATAAAATTATTTTATATATTAAAAATTTATATACTTAAATTATTGTGGAACGACAGGCATATTAATATCTTTTTTTGTATCTCTACATTTTGCACGTGCATATCCTGGCATACAATCAAAACCACGAATATCAGCGAAAACATCTTCTTCTTCAGTTTCCTCGTCCAATAAAGTTTGACAATCATTTACAAAATTATGAGTTGTCATATTTTGACATTGTGTAAATTTATTATAATCATTTTCATAACTAATTGGTCTAACTCTATTAATTTTATTTTCACGTTTAAAATTACAAATACCTCTAACTTTAGAAGAATCAGGATCACCATTTGTTAAATAACAATCGCCATCTTTTCCTTTTAATGATACATCTAAACCTGCTGAATTAACATTGTAACCATCTTCCTTAGAATTATTTTTAATATTATCGGGCATATAATAATTACACATTGTATCTAAATCCAATGAATCATTGATACAGTCAGTGGCATAAGCATATTTTCCTTGGTTGGAATAATTTATTTCATTAAAAACCATTTCTGTACATGTTATTTTTTTACCTTTTGTATTATTTTCACAATCTTCTATTTTTGAAATACCAAAATTATTACCAAATCTATTTTTACAAATTTCTCCATAATTTGAATTTTTTGGTATGCAATCATCATTTGACTTAGATTCTGCTGCAGGTGTAATTTGTGTTATGACAGCACCATCATCAGAATCACCACTAGCAGTAGTAGTAGTAGAATCACCACTAGCAGTAGTAGTAGTAGAATCACCACTAGCAGTAGTAGTAGCAGAATCACCACTAGCAGTAGTAGTAGCAGAATCACCACTAGCAGTAGTATCAGAAGAACCATCAATAATACATTCCGAATTATCATGATTATATGCACCTAAATTACCATCAATTTGACAAATTCCATCGAAATATTCATTCTTTATTAATAAATAATTGAATACTATGAATAATATAAATACTATGAATAATATAAATATAATTACCATAAAATTATATTTCATCTAATATAATAAAAGATATTTAATTTTTATAATAATCATAATTAAATATTCCACTTTGTATTATTAAATGGTGATATTTCATCAGTTGATAGTTTATGTGAAGAGTTTATATTTTTATTTAATTTGCAAAATTCTTTTGGAGCACAATAAGGAGATTTTTCTTTTACTACAGAACCTTTTGGTTTAACTCCATAGCAATTAATACCAAATTTTAATTGAGGGTTCGAAAAATATCCGCCATTCATTCCTGGTTTCCCACAATATTTATCTGAATTTTCTAAAAAATCATCTTCTTCCATAATTGAATCATGATAACATTTCTGTACAGGATAATATGCTGTTTGTCCTTCTGTCCATCCATATGAACACCAATTTGCACCTTTATTATAAGCATTTGTTACTTCATTTTTTGTTGCCAATCTTCCACCATATGATGAACATTTGCATTTACTTTGGTCATAACTATAATCTTGATTGCCAATATGATAAACTTCTTTATTTTGTAAAAAGTTCCCCATATTTGTAATATCTTTGGTAATATCTTTTTTTATTAATGATACATCTTGTTTTATTTTTGAAGCATATTTAGGTGCTGGTTTATCAAATAAAACACATATGTTTCTATTTGTACTAAATAAATAATCTATAAATCTTTTTTTTTCATAACAATAAACAGACGAGTAATTATAATAAGCTACAATAACATATATTAAAAATAGAATAATAAATATAATAAATGATATATAAATTATTCTAATTATAGTTGAACTATTAGTAGACTTAGTATTTGAAATACTATTATTACTCATTTTTAATGAATCCATATAATATAATATAATTTAATTATTTTTAATAATTATTATTAATTAATTAATTAATAATAACTTTATTTCATGATTTTTTGTTTTTCATAACGGCAAAACACATTTCTTCCAATAAATTTATATTAGAATTATCTGTTTCATATTCTGGATGTATAGATGTAATTATAATCGAACCGCTCGAACTGTTCGAACATTCTTTATATGTACCAAATATTATAGCAACAGAACCATTTATTTCATTTAATAATTCATCAGAAATATCACAATTGGCATGATATATTGGAGAACTAAATGTAGCTAAAGGTATTGGTTTTGGTTTTGATTTTGATTTTGATTTTGATTTTGATTTTGATTTTTTAATATATAATAATGGTCCATTTTTATATGAGAATAAATTTATAGAATTAAATCTTTTTGTAATTGATTCTATTACATTATTTGTATTTATTTTTGTATTTATTTTTGTATTTATTATTTCATCAGTATGTTTAATACAAGATTTTAATTTGATATCACCACAAATGCCACTATCCCACCATATATTATCATTAACCATTTTTACATCTTGTAATAATTCTAATGATGGTGCTTTTGGAATTGCTAATACAGCACCTGCACAAATACCAACATATCCGCCACCATTTGAAATAAATTTTCTTATTGTTTTAGCACCTGCACCTGCTAATTCTAATCTTATTTTTCGTGGTTCTCCACCTGCAATAATAAAAACATCTGTATCATAATTTGTTAAATCAGATATTTTTTGAATGTCTATTTTTTTTGCATTTATAGTAGAATTTTTCTTTAAAATATTTATACATTTTTGAACTCCATAATAATCAATTATATCAATATTAGAAGATGATAATATTTTAACATTCATAATTATATTCATATTTCTCTAATATATATTTTTGTTTTTATATATTTTCGTTTTTATTTTTTACATATAACAATACATATGCATTATTAAATAGAGTATTTTTATTTTTTTCCATATTAAAATTTATTATTTTATCATCATTTAGTACGAACCACGAATTATTATTATTAATAATTGAATAATAATGACCATAAGAAAGTTCTCCTTCATGACATATTGCTCCCAATAAGTCATATGAACACTGATATTTATCATATCCTAAACAATATTTACTAAAGTCTAAATTATATATAGGAAATGTATATTCATTATTATGTTTCTTTTTTGATGTATTATATTTTTTTAATGTTATAAATAAATATTTTGGAGAATTAACTATTTTTAATTCTTTTACAACTTTATACTTTTTTTTTGTTTTTTCATCATATAATTTTGAATCTAATGTTTCATTATTAAAAAAAATATCTAAATTTTCAATTAAATTATTTCCACCAAATTCCAATGTTAAATTATTAAAATGTTCATATTTTGTAGATATTAATTTATTATGACTATCAGACTCTATTGATTTATATTGATAATAATACATACCGTAAAATAATTCATTAATAATTGAATATTTATAATTTAAAATTTTGGATAGTGCATTTACCGATTCAATAACTAGTATATCTGTATCATTTTTTGGTTTTCCTTTATAATTAACTTCTATATCATATTTTAAATTTTCATGAATTAAATCTAAAATAATTAATAATATTTCTTGACTATCGTGTTGTTCATATCCATTAAAATCAGTATAAATAGATTGTATCGAAGTTAATAAATTTTTTGGAATCAATATTTTATTATTATTATTTGAATAATCATTTATTAAAGAAAAAAAATTTTGTATAAAAATTATATTTTTTTTAATATTATTATCTTTTAAATTACTATCTTTTAAATTACTATTTAATTCTTTTAAAAATATCTTACTTGTAAAGTATTCTTTTATTTCTGTTATAGTAAATATTAATTGTAATGTTGCATTTAAATAGCATGTATTTCCTAAATTTACGAATCCATTCATATTATTATTTATATAGATATATCATTTTAAATATATTTAATTTAAAAAAAATCGATGCATATTTATTAATTAATATATAATTCGTCTATTAATACACTACTCATTTATTAATATTCTATAAAAATTGTAAAAATGTCAGGAAGAAGTTCACCACCAACATCAACATATAATAAAGAAAATTGTAATCCTTCCAATATGAATAGTAATCCCGTAGAAAACCCATATAATAGTAATAAACCCCATGGTCTTTTTTTTTCGAGTATATATTATGAATCAAAAAATAACAACGCATCAAAAACAAAAAAATATGGAGGTGCATTCAAGTAAGTAAAATATTAAAAATTTAAAAATATTAAAAAATATTAAAAAATATTAAAAAATCATATTACATATAATAAATTTATTAAAAAATATTAAAAAATATTAAAAAATATTAAAAAATCATATTACATATAATAAATTTATTAAAAAATATTAAAAAAATGATTTATAATGTAAAAATAATTATAATTATAATACTAAATTATGCTACGTACTAAATTATACAAAAGCAATAATAAAAAAGACTTATGTTTTCAAATTACTGATTGGAGTAGCAATGATACATATATTAATAATAAAGATGAAGAAGAAGATGATGAAGAAGAAGTTAATGAAAATAAATATAAAAAGAAAAAAAGACGATTAATATTAAGGGGATATGGTATAACAAAAGAAGGTTATTCAGTAAGTATCCATATATTTAATTTTAAACCGTATTTTTATATCAAGATACCAGAAGATTGGGATGAAACAAAATTTAAATATTTTAAAAACGAATGTATGAAAATGATACCAGAATATAACCATGAAGGGTTAGATGAAGCAGTTATGGTATTACGCAAAGAATTTTATGGATTTACAAATAATAAATTATTTAAATATGGATTATTTAAGTTTAAAAATCAAAGTTGTTATTATTCATTAATAAGAGTTTTTAGAGAAAAAAAAATTTATATGAAACGTTTTGATGAAGAATTTGATTTTTCAAAAAAAATATATGAAACTAAAGTTAATTCATTAATTCGATTTTTTCATAATAACAATTTAGACCCATCATCATGGATGGGTATTAGTGCAGGTAAATATATATTAAATACGCCCAAATTAACAAGATGTCAGTTAGATATATCTGTTGATCATAATGATATATTTAAAACAGATTTAAAGATGACTCCTAAAATTGTTGTAGCGTCATTTGATATTGAATGTACAAGTTGTGATGGTGCTTTTCCTAAGTTTAGTAGGAAAGAGGATAGAATAATTCAAATTGGTACAACAGTATGTATTTATGGTGAAAATGAATGTTCTTTACAATACATATGTACATTAAAAAAGTCAGACCCTGTTGATGGAGCTATTGTTGAATGTTATGAAACAGAGCGTGATTTATTAATAGGATGGGCTAAATTTATTGAAAGATTAGACCCAGATGTTATGACAGGTTATAACATCTGGGGTTTTGATTGGGAGTATATTTATGAAAGATTAAAGATGGAAAATTGTGTAAGTGTTGTTTTTAAACATTTAAACAGATTAAAAAATAGTAGTGATTACAAACAAGATATAACAATTCAAGATTTATCATCAAGTGCGTTAGGTGTTAATATATTAAAATATATTAATATTGAAGGTATTGTACAGATTGATTTGTTAAAGGTTGTGCAACGTGATCATAAACTTGATTCGTATAAATTAGATAATGTAGCAAAAGTATTTATGGGACAACAAAAAGTTGATTTAAGTCCACAACAATTATTTGATAACTATAAAAATGGTTCATCAGAGAAAATTAAAGAAATTGCTGTCTATTGTATTATGGATTGTGTATTAGTAAATAAATTAATTAATAAATTACAAGTAATTACGAATAATATGGGTATGTCCAATGTATGTATTGTTCCATTTTCATATTTATTTATGAGAGGTCAAGGTATTAAGATTTTTTCATTGGTTGCTAAGTTTTGTAATGATGAAGGTTTCGTAATCAAGGATTTAAATTCAGATGATATTGATACAAATTCATATGAAGGGGCTATTGTATTTGTACCAGAACCAGGGGTATATTTTGAACCAGTTGTAGTGATGGATTATAATTCATTATACCCATCATCAATGATTTCAGAAAATATATCACATGATTCACTTTTAGGATTTAAAGAATTTTATTTAAAAGATAAAAAAATAAGAAATGAAAAAGACGAATATGAATTAGTAAATGATACAATAAATCATGATTTAGAAGATTTAGAAGGATATCATTATAATGATATTGAATATGATATTTTTCAAGGACTCGATGATGATAAGAAAAAAGTTGGATATAAAGTTTGTCGATTTGCTGAATTAGATAACGGTGATAAATCGGTATTACCCCGTATTTTAAGGAAATTATTAAATGCAAGAAAGGATACAAGAAAAGTAATGAAATATAAAACAGTAATATTAGATGATGAAAGTTATAGTGGTTTATTAGAAGAGAAAGATGAAATATATGAAATAAATAATTTAGAATTAGGTGTAAAAACATTTAAAAAATCAGATGTAAAAGATATTAAAATAACAAACAATGATTTTCAAATAGCAGTATTAGATGGACTTCAGTTAGCATATAAAGTAACATGTAATTCGTTATATGGACAAGTTGGAGCTGCAACAAGTTCTATATGTTGTAAAGAATTAGCAGCTTGTACAACATCTATTGGAAGAAACATGGTTGTCGTAGCAAGAGATTTGACTTTAGAAAAATTTGAAGGCAGTAAATTAACATATGGTGATAGTGTAGCTAATTATACACCAATATATATTAAAAAATATGATAATATATATTTACTTGAAATTTCTTCAGTAGTTGATAAATTTGGTGATAAATGGAAGAATTGCATTGAGGAAGGAAAAGAAGACAAAGAATATTGTGAGTTACATAATATTGAAACTTGGTCAGAGAAAGGATGGACTAAGTTATATAGAGTAATTCGTCATAAATTATCAAGTCATAAAAAAATGTTTAGAATTGAATCACGAAACGGTCTTGTTGATGTAACTGATGATCATTCATGTTTAACAAAAGATGGAAGTATTATTTCACCAAAAGATATGACAAGTAAAACTGAATTATTATATCATTATATGGACAATGAAATTACAAATTTCGGTATTGATATTGATGCTAAATTTTATGATAATCAAGTAGAAAGTGCTATAATGTTTAATATATTATATAATAAAGATGTAGATGTAGATGTATGTATTAAAGTTGTTAATAATAAATATAACATATATTCAAATAAAAAATATGAAAATAACAATGATGACAACAATGAAAACAATAATGAAAACAATAATGAAAATATCAATGATATCAATAATGAAAATAATAATGAAATAAAAATAACAGAATTAAAGGGTTATAATGATTATGTATATGATTTAACAACAGAAAATCATCATTTTGCTGCAGGAATTGGAAATATGATAGTACATAATACTGATTCTGTATTCATTAACTTTACGGATACAATTAAGGCAAAATATCCAGAACAGACTTTAACAGAGCGGGATTTATTAAGAGAATCAATTATACTTGGTGAAGAGGCAGCAGCCCATATTAATACTTATATGAAAGCACCACAGAATATTGAATATGAAAAAACATTCTGGCCATTCTGTATATTTTCAAAGAAGAGATATTTTGGAAATAAATATGAATTTGATTTAGATAAATATAAGCAAACATCAATGGGTATTGTATTAAAAAGACGTGATAATGCTCCAGTTGTAAAATCAATATATGGGGGTGTAATTGATATTATATTAAATAAAAGAAATGTAGAAGAATCCAAGAAATATTTTAAAAATGCTGTTAAGAATTTACTAGATGGTAACGTGGATATTAGTCAATTGGTAATTAGTAAAACAGTTAAAAATGAATATGCGAATCCAACATTAATAGCTCATAAAGTTTTAGCTGATAGAATGGGTATAAGAGACCCTGGTAATAAACCACAATCAAATGATAGAATACCTTATTGCTTTATTGATGTGTCAAATTTAAAATGTACAATATGTAACTCAAAAGTAAATGCTGAAAAATGTAAATGTGTTTCATGTATGAATATATATTGTTATACCCATTTAAATAATCATAAAAATAGTTGTAAAAAAATATGTAGATTCTGTCGTGAAGAAAATGATTTAGTAAAGTGTAATACATGTTTTGGGAATTATTGTTCCACATGTTTAAAAAAACATAATCTACGCACGGATAAATATAAAAAACAACATAATGATAAATGTAAAAAACCATTATCAAGTAAATTATTACAAGGTGATCTAATAGAAACCCCACAATATATTAAAGATAATAATTTAAAAATAGATTATAATTATTATTTAACGAATCAAATTGAAAAACCAGTATTTCAAATCTTTGAATTAGTAATGAAAAATCCACAAAAAATAATTGAAGATGCTGTAAGAGAACAAAAAAATATAAAAAATGGTAATACATCAATTAAACAATGGTTCACAGCAATGAATAAAACAGATACTCCATCAAATAATAATGTTAAAAAAATAGAAACAATAATTATTAAAAAAGATGATAATAAAGATGATAATAAAGATGATGATAAAAATATATTAGATGATTTTGAAGAAGAATTTGACGATAAATATAATTAAATATAAAAATTTATACAATATATAATAATTTTTTTACAAAATATATATAAATTAATATAAGTAATATGCTAAATGATATTTTATAATTTATATTTATAATCTTTTTTTTATAAACTATATTATCAAGTAAATTATTTAATAATAAGCTTATTATTACAGATGATATAATACTAATAACAATGATAATATAGTAATTATGTTTTATTATTAGTTTAAAAAATTTTCCTATTGAATTTGAATTAATAATTAGATGTTCATTTGTATAAAAATAAAACAATATTAGTAATCCTACAATACTAACTATTATTTGAGATGTATGAATAGACATTGAGAAATATCGTTTTAATGGGAGAGTTACTAATAATCCAGCTTCTGGTATTGGTGTACATGTAACAAAAAATGCCCATATAAATATGGAAATAACCAAACCTTTTGTGTAACCATTATATAAAAATAAAAATAAAAATAAAAGTATAAAAAGGATTACAACTATATTATATATATATAAATGTAATTTATTATCAGTATTATTATCAGTATTATTATCAGTATTATTATCAGTATTATTATCAGTATTATTATCAGTATTATTATCAGTATTATTATCAGTATTATTCTTTATATTTAATAATAGAAATGATATTACTATTAAAAATAATATACATGATATAAAAATATTTGTTAATATATGTTTCATTATAAATTATATTAATATAATTAAATTACTTTTCTCATAAATAGATAACCTTTTTCTTTAATATTATTTATTAGTTTTTCATTTATATTTGTAAATGAAAGTGATTGTGTCTTTGATGAGTCAAAATTACAAAAATGAGTTTGTGATTTTATAATATCCTTTTTTAATACATATAATAATATATTTATAAAATAATGTTCATCAGGACATTGAAGATTTTTAAAATATTGTGTAAAATCATTATCTATTAATAATTTTATATCATCACGAATTAATATCATATTTGGTTGTTGTTTGACAAATTGTTGATATGTAATATATTCTTTCATTTTATCACCCAATTTTAAATATCTATCTTTTAGATTAAAATCGATAAATGAAACAATTGATTTATTTAAATTATTTGTAAAATTTTCATAAAATTCAAAAGTATATAATGGAATACAATTTTGACTACAAAAAATAAAAACGTTACCATCAGTATTTTCTTCATATGCTTCTTTAAACATTTGTAATGTAGATTGTACAATTGATATATCTGATTTATGTATAGTCTTAATTTTATTTTTAACTATATTTATTGGAAAATTATATATATTATTTGTTGTAGAATATTTTGGATGTATCCATACTTTATATTTATTTACATCTATATTATTAAAGAATGTGTTCCAATATTTTATTGGAATTATATCATTATATGTCAAGAAACAAAATATAATCATATAATAAGTAATAAAAAAAAAATAAAATTTTATCTCATAATCTCATATACTTTTATTTATTTCATTTCATTTCATTTCTTATAATTAATAGATATACCACTATCCATTTATGAAAGTTATCTCTATCTACTTTCATTTTATTTTGAAAATTAATTAATTTATCTCTTATATGTGGACGTGGAAAAATATGACTAAATGATTTTATCATTTTTATTAAATTCTCTGTTTTTAATGGACCCTTTTTTAAATTATAATAAATATATATGTTAAAAAATTGTTTAATTATATAATATGTTAAATAATTTGATTTATAATATTTTTCAGCTTCTTTATTTGACCATATTCTTTTATAAATTCTTTTATTTACACTATTGTGTAAATGTACAGTTAAATTAAATAGATTCATTTTATTTATATTTTCATATAAATTATTCTCATCGTTGTCTAACATTAACATAAAATGATTCCTACATATTGAACATGGTAATAATATTTTAAATGTATTCATAAATATTTCATAATGTTTATTTTTTTTAATATTTTGATTTAGTGATAATTTATGAAAAAATAACCATGTTAAATTTTGCCAATTAGAATTCATTATATAATACTATATAATATTATAACTTATGATGATATTATTGGTTCAAAATAATTTATAGATTGACCATTAATATTATTATATACTTTTCTATTAACAATTGGTATAATTGTCATACAATCAGACGTTAAATAAAAATTATTATTTAGTAATTTAAAAAAACTATTTGTTTGTAAAACTAATGTTTTTTTATTTTTTAAATTAGTTATTAATAATTTTTCACTTACTTTATTAAATAAATATATTTGATTAAAATAATTAATTAAGTAACTACTATTTTTATTTTCTAATATTAATGATATTTTATTATTGTTTATAATATTTTCTTTTAAAATTTTCATATTGTTTAAATTATACATGTTTAAATTAGAACTTATTACTTTATGAGTATTAATTAAATATTTTTTATTATAAAAAACAATATTCATATAGTTATTTTTATTTTTTGATGTTTCTATATCCTTAATATAATTATCGTTTTTACATGATGTTGTTAAATCATTTAATATATTATTAATATTTATATCTTTATTCGACTTATTAGCTTTATTATGATCTATTTTTGTAACATTAAGAACAATATTTTCATTTTTTGTTTTACTATTTTCATTTATTAAAATAATATTTTTTATTTCTTGGAGTATATCATCTGTATTATTATCATCAATAGAATCATCAACAATGTCATCAACAATATCATTTTTCTCTTCGATAACAACATCCATAGTATCATTTTTCTCTTCGATAACAACATCGATTGTATCATTTTTCTCTTCGATAACAACATCGATTGTATCATGTTTCTCTTCGATAACAACATCGATTGTATCATGTTTCTCTTCGATAACAACATCGATTGTA